GCCCTATATAGCGACCAACAATGGGATTTATAAATTTGTTTACTCAAATGCAGTTAAAGTCAAGCTGACTATGAAAACGTTTGCACTGTTGGAGAGATACTTGTAACCAATTTCCAGAAACCACGGAGTGTTTCAGAATACTGGACAGTAGCTCCAAACCTAATGGCAGCTGAATTACTAACTGCAGCTTCTAAACTAGTATAGAAGTGAACAGTAGTACCAGCTTCTGTAACGACATAAAATATTTGCCCATCAGTAATAGTAAAAGCTTGAAATACTTCAGCCGAACTATACTGAAACAGATTAGCAGCAGTGGCAGCGGAGAAAGTAGAATTACTAACATCAGCTACAAACTCATACACATCCCCAGAGGTAGGTGTAGGAGCAGTTATTGATGTAGCACCAATACCAGTAGTAGAATAACCTGTTATTGTAGCAACAGTTGTTCCAGCTGTGGCATTGGCTCCTAAACTAAAAGCTACTTGATTCCATTGCGCCCTAGAACTTGCAATAGTGCTCAAAGCACCAGATCTAGGTGAAATAGAAACCTCCTTAAATTCAAATGAGTAATCCATAATGATGTAACCTGGACTTTCAGTAGAAGAAGTCTTTGAATAAAGAAAAGCATCATACTGATTATAAGTATTCGTTTTTGGCGTTGCGCCATAATCAGAATTTAACCAGGGCATTTGGTTAGTGTCAATGGACATACTATGATTAGTCCATTGAGGACCAATGATAGTTAAACCATCAGACAAAACATATGGAAGAAATGTATTACCAGTAGGAGTTGGCAAAACACTACCCTCATTCCTACGAACGTAAAACAGAACATCACCTGTAGTTGAAGTAGAACTAGAAGTGATATAATGCAATACTAACGACCTACATTTAAATCTCCCATACATAGATGCAGCATTTCGCAGCACCGATGATGGAAAACAAAATGGTGTAATAGGAAAACCACCTACCAACACCCAAGAAGTAATACTACCAGTTGCAACTGGAGAAAATCCAAAATCACGACCGGTAACAATACAACCTGTAGGCGTATGAATTATCGAAGTCTTCGCACCACGTATGCTATTACCAATAGCAACAGGAGCTGTGTTAACAGTAGAAACAGCGCCAAAAGTCGGATTAGACGGTTGAGACAACGACTTAATCGATGCTCCACCTCTATTTCCAACCTTTTGAACGACTCGTTTCTTGGGAACAGGAACTTTATTCCTTTTCCCATTTCTATTATTTTTCTTAGCCATAATAATATACTAGTTATAAACAATAGAACGACGTTTACGTCGATTTCGCCTTATTTTACGATTATAAAAACCTGTAAGATAAGGATTATACGGTCCTGTATAAGGTATACTAGGATCGTCTTTAGTCTCAGAAATAGGTGTAACTTGTTGGTCAGAACCACGCAAATTAGGCCTATAAACTCTAGTACTTTGATCTACAAAGTCCTGATTAGTTCTGGGTCTAAAAGCTAAATAGTTATCGTCGTTAGACTCTAACTTACTTTTCTTAGGCAGCTTAGACGCGGTTAAACCGTAACCTAAAGCTGCTATTCCGAAAGGTATAGCGAAAATTTTTCTATTTATTTGGTTACCGTATTTAACAGCAACCGCGTAAGCAGAAGATGTGAAATCCTCTCCGAAATTAGAATCGTAGAAGATATTATCAGCTTCGTTAAGGAGCTGCTCGTCACCGTTAGCTAAAGCGTAAGCGGTGTCGTGATAGAGACAAGTTAAATCTAACCTGTCAACTGGTAATCTAGTGCCTCGTGAAGTACTAGATTGAATTCTACCGTCGGAATAATATAAACCGCAGTAGTTACGTGAAAAGTCCGTTTTTACGAACTCTAATTTAATCTTATTTTACCCTACCTAACCTACCTAATGTGATTAGACACAAGTCTAAAAGACACTCTCGTATCCTTTAGTCTTGTACCTCCAATAAGATAATGTCCGATGGAGAGACTCATCCACTAAATGTGGGTGGTTCTCCCTCAAATATATGAACATCTTATCAAAAACACCAAATTTCTTGGGTTCCCAACAATAGTTCATCATATGTGAGACCAAAGCAGCACAAAGATGCTCTGGTTTTGTGTTACGTAAACTATATAAGTGCTTGGTAAAACGGCACGGTACATAACGCACCATGCCGTCATACATGGAGAACTTATTCGAAAAGAATTCAGCCCCCTCCATGCTATCATGCAACTTATAATCCGAAATATGTACACCTATTCGAGAGTATTCAGACAATAGACGATCCACATCAAAATCATCTGGTACTCCCTGAAGAATATCATCGCCTCCCACAATAATGGGGGATTTGATGATATCTTCATCAGTCATACCTAATCTTATTGAACAGAGTAAATGCAGAATCAATTGAGCCAACGAATTAGCAAAGTAAGTAAGAACCCAACCACTTTTCATAATTCCTCCTACTTTCATACGGTATCGGGAACCATTACTACAGCGGTAGACAGAGTCCTTATAGACCTCTTTAATGGCATTATCAACATCCAACAAGTACTCTTCAAACTGTTCATCAGACCAATCCGAAGGTTTAACTGCTAGATTCTGAATGGAATATGAAACAATTTCATATACCCAATCAAACATGTTGAAATCCCAATTCGTTTTGTCGGTCTCTAAAACACGACCAGTAAAACGTTTCCACAAGTTCTCGGGATCACCGGGTACTTGTGGAGAAAAGAAGACTATGGGTGATTTACGCCAATTTTCAACACCCTTTGCCGTCAATTTATTGAACAGCGCTTGATGTTTAATCATCTTATGTAAAGGCATACAAGTTATGATGCGTAACAACCCAGCGTCTATCTTAGATCGCTTATGGGGTTCAGTCTTCAGAAACACCTTATTCTCATAAGGCTCATCCCACTCTTGTAGAACTCTATCGACTACACCGTCCGCACCAATAGCGCGTAGAACATCTCCATTAGTAGGATGTCCATCAGCACCATAAGGAAAACCTGCACTCTTACTACACTTAACTAAACTAGAATCTATCAACCTATGTAAGCAAGAACGTTGCTTATAATCGCTATCAGGTTCATATTTATTATGCTGAAGTAAATCTTCAAGCAAAAATAAAATGCGATCAACCTCAAGCTCGGTTGGTGGATCCTTAACGGTAGAAACTCTGTCAGAAAACAAACATAAATGCTTGACCAAGGATATTTCCTCTGTATTCTTGGTTATCTCTGGTTCACCGTATGCTGTCGGATCATAACCCAACTTAACACACTCAGCTTCAACTGCAGACAACATTTCGTCAGCCACAGTTTGAACTGGCGGATATGACCCACAGAAAACCGCGGGAGCACGCCCAGCGAAATCAAAGACTTCCTGATGAGTAGTACCGTTGAGCAACGCCAACACGTTAGGACCTGCACTTTCCATAACCAATGCGGGGCGGCGCTTCTTAGATTTGGCCAACTGAGCATTACGTGTAGTAATCCTACCATTGTCCGCATAATAAGGATCGTCACCATACGGATCTAATTCTGCAGGAGCATCATTATAATCCGCATCACGCATAAACGTATCGCGTTGCTCGTCATCCTCCATCTCATAGCGGTCATAGTCATGTAACTTCTTCCGATAATAATCCTCATCGAGAGGAACCACACGACCATCAGTACCGACCCACCAGTGATGGGAGAGTTCATCAACCTCAATTTTACCCTCTCTCCCGCCCAGTTTCACGACTTCTGAGCGTTCGGAAAATTCCAAACTGGAGGAGTGTTCGACTACCCTCAATCTTCCAACAATTTGCTCAATTCTGATCGCAGTATTGCAATCTCCTTGAGCAGCATAGTGCATACCAACCATGCTATTGCCGGAAAATAGAGGTCCGCCGCTGAAACCTCGCTCCGTGGATGCGGTATGTCTAAGTTCAGTTAAACCCGAACCAGGTAAAGTTTTACCAACCGCACTCACAAGAACTCCATCTTGCACACCAACCGACGCGATTTGTTGATTGTATAAACTACTCTTAAGAGTATTTATCTCAGATACACCAAGCTTTGACCACACATCCTTATTAAGATATATAGCAAAAACATCAAGTGTACCAAAATCAACAGACCTCTCCGGATCAAAGTTTTCAATATCCAAAGAAACCATCTTCATCAATCTCAACTTTGTGTTTAACCCCTGACTGAAAGGGACTAAAGCAGGTCGCTTAATGCCTGAAAACAACAAGTTTGCTACATGAGCTGCAGTAACAAGGTAATCGCCAATGCGAACTCCCATACCAACAAACTCACAAACACCCAAGTCATCGGTGGCTACAATAGCCAACACCCCCGGTTTCCAACTAGACGGCACAAAAGTGCTGCCAGGCATGGACATCTCCAAAACAATAGGGACATCCTTAGGGGCTTCAGGTAAAGTGAACATTTGACCATTCAAATTGACATGGTACAACCGAGCACCTGAAGTTTTAACTTCAACACTGCTCACAAAAGCACTAGACAAATCATAAGACTTGTCAGTCTTCTTCAGTCGAGGTACCATAAACCAATCAATTATATAACGCTTGCACATAAGCACAAGCTGAGATATAAAGGGCAACGACATAATTGCCAAAAACACAAACACTAACAGTAGTATGGCCAGAGTCTCAGGACTAAATGCCCTAAGATTGACACTGCAAGTGTCTATGATTGAATTCCCGAAACCACACAACACCTCAATGATCTCGAGTCCGTCATAGTAGAAGTGGCTTAAACTGAGTACACCCTTTCTACCCCAACGAAGGTAAACGTCCAAAATTTGGTCCCACATACTGATTGTGGGACTAACTGGTCGGGCATCAACGAATTGCACGATACGTGCTATGACTAAAGTCTTAAACAAGTTCATGCAACGCGTTCTGCCAACCAGAACCTTACGCAGTTCACTCGACGCTCGTGAGAGCGGGGTAACTTGGCACAATGAATACAACATTGCACCAGGGTTCCAACCAAGTCTAATAACTTCATGTTGTGATAAAGGTAAATAAGGTACCAATTCATCATTTTCATAAAGAGTTAGAAAATGGTTAACAACATTAATCGCAGAATACGCTTCATTCCAGGTCCACTGGTAATGATACCAAAGTAATTTTTGAATGCTGTAGATTCCACCAAAACCAAACAAGTCAACGCGTTCCCTCAAAAAGAGGTTAACATACGTCTCCCTGTCGATACGAGATGGAGTGGAATCTCGAACCACCGCTATAAAGTTATCATCAGTCAACAGATAACGTTGAGCCTTTAAACGCTCACACAATGAATCGAGATTGTAAGCAACACAAGTATCAAGCACATAAGCCCTGATAATCTTAAACAAGTCTAAATTACGGAAAACCATTTCAGCTTTCTTACGCATATTCAAACGAGCGTACATCTTACGCACATTTCGATCAAATGCCGCTATCGCATCAACTGACCACTCCCCATGGTTAGCATCTATAACACATGGAAAGATTGAGCTGGAACCAACCAGCCCCTCCTTATGCCAATAACCACACTCACAATTCGCGTCCTGCTTGAATTGCAAATTAATCGTGTTCAGAAATTTTATATGTTCACGATCGGTTAAAGGACAAGCTTCAAGTAACAATTCCAATCTATCTTCAGAATAATTCATTTTACTGCACATTGGCTTATTTAATATAAATGAATATTAAAATTCTT